TGAAGCAAGACTGAAAGGATTGCCGGACAAGCCTGAACAGCCGAAAAGGCAGGAGCTGAAACCGCAGAAGCAGACTCCTGTAAGGCGAAAAAACGTTACTGATCAATATTTTGAAAGCTGGTAGGTGATGAAATGAGAGATAAAAAGACGGTGGAGGAAGAGATCACGAGAGTAAAACTCAGGCTCACTTCCTACTATGAACGTGAGAGAGAAATGCTTGAGGGGGGTACTCAGGCATACGCGATAGGTTCAAGAAGTCTTCAGCGTTATCAGACATCACTGAAAGCTATTCAGGACGAAATCGAGAAGCTTGAGAAGAAACTGCAGGAACTCGAGAACGAACTGAACGGCAAGAGTGCGAGAAGAGCGGTCGCAGTCGTACCCCGTGACTGGTGATGGAAATCTGAAACTATGGAACTCTGAAACTCTGGACTATACAAGCGCGGGTTACAGCCGTTCAGCAGCGCATCCACACGAGTGGACATAATTTATGCTTAGGAGGTGAGAAAATGAAAGGATACGGAGAAGCAGGCGCAAGCTGGCACAAGAAAGCCGTCAAGGGCTTCAATGCTATGTCGGGCTCTCCCCGTGAAGATATTGATTTTAACAACTATACCATGCGACAGCGTGCGAGGATGTTATACATGGCCGCACCGATGGCAACATCAGCGATCAAGACGAACCGCACGAACATTGTCGGCATGGGCTTACAGCTTAAGTGTCGTATTGACAGGGACGTTGTAGGACTGTCACAGGAAAGTGCCGAACGGTGGCAGAAGAAGACAGAGCGGGAGTTCTGCCTGTGGGCGGCGAACCGCAGAGCGTGCGATGCTACCGGTATCAATAACTTCTACGGATTGCAGCAGTTAGCACTTGTTTCATGGCTTATGAGCGGCGACTGTGTCGGCCTCCTTAAGCATTATGATACAAGCAGGTTTTTCCCGTACTCACTGCGAGTACACGTCATAGAAGCGGACAGAATAGCCACACCGATGACGAACGGAGGAAACATCGTTCTGACAACGGGAAAGAATCCGGATAACGGAAACAGCATATTTGACGGTGTGGAAATCGATAAAAACGGTGCTATAGTAGCCTACCACATTCGAAGCAATCACCCGTTCGAACTGCAGACCGAGCCGGAAACGTGGTCGAGGGTGCTTGCGTGGCAGGAGAACACAGGACTTCCGAACGTAGTTCATGTGATGGAAACCGAACGACCAGATCAGTACAGGGGTGTCTCGTACCTTGCACAGGTCATTGAGCCTCTGCTTCAGCTCAGGCGTTACACTGAATCAGAACTCATGGCAACGGTCGTTGAAAGTTTCTTCACAGCCTTCATAAAGACGCAGGCGTCAACGGATGAAATACCGTTCAACGAAACGGGATCTCCGCCGGCAGAGCCGAGAGACATCAACGATTATAACATGGGTCCGGGACAGATCAACATACTGAATCCGGGCGAGGATGTCACCTTTGCAGAACCGCAGAGACCGGCAGGCGGCTTTGACAAGTTTGTCAAGTCGATATCTGAACAGGTCGGAGCGGCTCTTGAAATACCGGCGGATCTTCTCATGAAGTCCTTCAATGCTTCATACTCCGCTTCACGTGCAGCACTTCTCGAAGCATGGAAAGCGTTCAAGATGCGCCGTGAGTGGTTAGCGTCAAGTTTCTGCAGACCAATCTATGAAACATGGCTTTCGGAAGCGGTTGCAAGAGGACGTGTCAACGCTCCGGGATTCTTTGCAGATCCTGCAATAAGAGCGGCATGGCTCGGTTCAGAGTGGCTCGGTCCGTCACAGGGACAGCTTGACCCTGTCAAGGAGATCACAGCTGAAATACTGGCATGTTCAGAAGGTTTCAGTACACATGAGCAGTCTACTGTCAAACTTAACGGCGGTCAGTGGGACAAGAACATCGAGCGGCTTTCCCGTGAAAACGAGAAGCTCGGCGGTAATTCTCCCGACGCTCATCAGAGCCAGAAGGAAGCAACGAACCGCCTGAAAAATCTTATCATTGAATCAGCTCTTAAAGCTGAGAAAGGAGAAGGAAATGCAGAAGAATAGGAACATGCTTCTGAACGGATCTCCTGCAGTCGGCGGTACAGCACAGAAATTCTGGAATATAGCATCAGTTTCTGAAACAGAGGGCGAAATCACTCTCTATGGTGATGTTCTCTCAAAGAAACCGTATGACTACTGGACTGGTGAAGCCGTTCCGGGCGACTACATCACACCGGAGGGATTCCGTGAAGACCTCGAAGCAGTCGCAGGCAAGGAAAAGATCACAGTCAAGATCAACTCATGCGGCGGCGACCTGTACACCGGCATTGCTATCCACAACGCCATCAAAGGGCTTTCAGCAGATGTCAGTGTCATTGTAGAGGGTATAGCAGCAAGTGCCGCCTCGGTCATTGCAATGGCCGGCAAAAACGTCTCTGTTTTCCCTGGTTCGATCATCATGATACATGGTGTGTCAGTGTGGAACTGGGACGGAATGACTCTGCAGGATGTCAAGAAGCTTGAACAGATGATGGACGCAAATGAAAAGGCAATAGCCGAGATCTATCATGCTAAGACAGGCATTGAAGTTGACAAGCTCAGAAACATGATGACAGAGGAAAAATGGATGACCGGCAAGGAAGCTGTCGAACTCGGCTTTGCAGATTCAGTTATTGAAGACGCAGAAGAGACTGAGATCACAATGTCAGCAAACAAGAAATTCCTCATGGTAAACGGAATCAGACATGATTCAGCATTTTTCCGCAACATGCCGGATTTTCCGGTAGCAAAAGACAGTGCAAAACCGGAACCAAAACCGGATGCAATTTCAAAATCTCACGAAGGGAGCAGAAAGATAATGACGTTAGATGAATTAAGAGCAGAACAGCCTGAACTTGTTGAACAGATCGAAAACTCTGCAAGAAGTTCAGTTGACGTTGCCGCTGCAGTCACAGTAGAGCGTAAGAGAATCGAAGAGATCGATTCAATTGCCGCTTCTGTACCGGATCAGCAGATGGTAAACGAAGCTAAGTATGGCGAAAACGCATGCACAGCACAGGAGCTCAGTTTCAGAGTTCTTAAGCAGTCAGCAAAAGAAGGTCAGAACTTCCTTGCAGACATGCAGAAAGATGCAACGGCATCAGGTACAGCATCAGTCGGAGCTTCACCGAACGGCGGAGCAGAAAAGACAGAAGCTGAAAAAGACGAAGCAGAGTTCAAGAACATAGTTGACCTCTTCAACAGTCAGGAAGGAGAAATCAAGTAATGAGTACAAGAATTGATCAGACGATCGACACATCGACAGTACAGCCGGACAATCTGATTGCAGGTCTCGCTCCTTCACCGGAAGTGTACACTGTAACAATCGCCAAGGGCGCTGAAGAAGTAACCTACAAGCGCGGCACAGCACTTGCAAAGGGTGAAGACGGCAAGATGTACATTCTCGGTACAGCCGGAACAGCAGGAACATTCACAGCTACAGGCGACGGCTCAACAGTTAAGTTCAGCCTTATCGACGACGGTGTTATCCCTGCAGCAGTTACAGAGGTAAAGGTTGACGGCACAGCTCTCACAAGCGGCTTTAACTACATCGCTGCAAACGGTGATCTTATCTTCGACGAAGCACCGGCAAACACAAAGAGCATTGCTGTTAAGACTGTTATCGGTACATTCACGGCGAACGCAGTACTTGCTGACGACGTAACAGTCGGCACATCTACAGACGGCAGAGCGGTTGCCTACAGAACAGGCCACTTCAACGAAAACGCTCTTATCGTCAAGGACAGCTATACTATCACAGCTGATGACAAGGAAGCTTTCAGAATCGCAGGCATCCTTCTTTCAGATGCGATCAAGTAAGAAAGGAGAGATTCAGTATGGCATTAGACTTTTTTGCTACAAGAATCCTTCTGGCATCTGTTCAGCAGATCACACCTGCAAGAAGTTTTCTTCTCGACAGATATTTTCCTACAAACACAGCTTCTGACGTTTTCTCAACTCAGAACGTACTTGTAGAATACAAGAAGGGCACAAAGAAAGCCTCTCCGTTCGTTGCACCTCGTAAGAACGGCGTGGCAGTATTCCGTGACGGATACACAATGAAGGAATTCACACCTTCACACATTGCACCTAAGAGAACATTATCAATCGACGAACTCTCAAAGAGAGGATTCGGTGAAGCTCTCTACAGCAACTATACACCTGAACAGCGTCAGGGTGTCATGATCATGAACGACCTTAAGGAACTTCAGGAAATGAACATCAGACGTAAAGAGGAAATGGCTGCACAGGTAATGTTCACAAATGCGTGCATCATGAAGGAGATAGTTGACGACCTCGGCAACTACGAGGAAAAGGAAGTCCGCTTCTACGATGAAGTGACAAACCCTGCTATCTACACTGTAACAGGCGGCACACCATGGACAACAACAGAAGCATCCGGCAAGCAGATCATCAACGACCTTGCAAACATGATCAAGATGCTCACATCCAAGGGACTCCCTGCAACAGAATGTATCGTTGCTCCGAACGTAGCTGACGTGCTTCTCAATAATGAGTGGCTTATCAAGCTCATGGACAACAGAAGAATGGAAATGGGCGGCATCAACCCTGAAGTTCTTCCATCCGGTGCTTCAAAGATCATGCGCCTCAACGTAAAGGGCAGAATGCTTGACATTCTTACATACGACGAACAGTATGAAGATATCGACGGCAATACAAAGTCATATATCCCTGCTGACTGGGTATGCGTAACAGCTCCTAATGCCGGCAGAACCATCTACGGTGCGATCACACAGCTCGAACAGGCTGACGGTCAGTTCCACACATACGCAGGCATTGACGTTCCTAAGTTCACAAGTGACGCTGTCTCAAACCTCCGTGAGATCATGCTGTCAACAGCACCTCTCTGTATGCCGAACAACGCCAACCCGTTCATCGTTTCTGATGTACTCTGATGGAGGAAGGCATGAAGAACGTTAAAGTTATCGCCGGTGTAGTCGGTATCGAATGGACTGACGAAAACGGCGTAGTAAGAACCGGCACAAAGGAAGCTTCTGACGGAGTTTTCAGTGTAGATGACAAGACAGCTGAACGCCTGGTTGCAAAGGGTACAGTTGAATACGTCGGATACGCTGCACCTGCTCCGGCAGAAGAACCTGCCGAAGCAGCTGACGAATCAGGCGAAGAGGATCTTACTGCTCTTCCGAACTCTGCACTCAAGGCAATGATAGAAGAGCTTGGCGGTGACACACGTAACTGCCGCAACAAAACTCAGCTTATCGAACTTCTTGAAGAACTCAGAGCGGAAGCTGGCGAAGAAGAGCCTCCGTGTGTATCAGCTGCTGATCCTGAATAAGGAGTGAAAGCAATGATAAAGATCATCAAAGGAACCTACGGTCTGAAAAAAGGCGACCACGTTGAAGCCATGACTCCGGGTTCAGAGCCTTTCTCACTTTCTCCCTCAAGAGAAGCCGAACTCGTTGAACAGGGTGTTGCAGAGTATGTCGGAGAACCGGCAGAAGAAGCGCCAAAGCCTCGTGAAAACGACGAAGCCGAAGAAAAGCAGGAAGAAGAACCTGCAGAAGAACCGGAAGAAGGCGAGCCATCCACACGAGTGGACAAGCCCGGACAGAAACCGGAAGAGAGAAAGAAGAAGAAAAAATGACGTTCAAGGAACAGGTAGCCGCTGACATCGACAACGTTTTTCTCAATTTCGATGAATTCGGGGAGTATCACGATGTCGAAGGTAAGCAGGTGCTCATGATCATCGACAACGACAAGCTTGCAGAGCTTAAGATGTCACAGAAAGAGAAAAGCCAGATCCTTGAACTCGTGGAAGCTGACATTCTCCTCTATGCGAGAACGACAG